CCAACGGATGCAACTACACCACCAACAGGAATATTAGAGTTGTTAGGATCACTTGCAAGAGAAGTTGCTGTTCCTGTAAATGTAATAGTCGTAATTCCTGAACCTTCAGATAAAGTGTAATCCTGATCTTCTAGTAATGTGCCAGTTGGTCCTTGGAATATTCCATTAATAAGAATAACTCCATTATTCGTAGAAAATCCTACTGCATTAGAACCATCTGATTTTAAAGTAAATGTTTTACCGACTCCAGTAAATCCTTCAGAAATATCATCAAAAATCTGATTAGTTGCATAAGGTCTATTACTGCTATCTGCAGCTGCCCTTCTCATAAAGGTTCTTCCTTGGAAAGTAGAAAAAGTAGTAATTCCTACCCAATCTCTACTATCAGGTTCATTCGTTGTAGAACTTATGGGAGTAGGCCCTTGAGGTGCAGTAACAAAGTTAAGAGTATTCTCAATAATATTGTAATCTCCTGTAACTTTAGTAATTAAAGAATTTGCAGTATGAATTCCTAACCCTGTTCCCATCCATTGACGATCAACGCGAATATGATTAGTGCTACCATATCCCACTGTATTAACCTTCATTATTTCTTCATTAATCTTCAGCAAATCTCCACCAAAAATAGATGTAACTCCTGTAGATTTTATTACCACATCAGCGATTCCCATGAGATTGGCTAATCCAGTCGTAACAGCAGTAGAAACAATTGGTTGTTGAATTGCATTATCCAGACCAATTAAACACTTAGTATTTTGATTATGTGCAGTTATAGTATGAGCTGCCCCTGTGCCAACTGCTGATAGATGTATTTCATTAGGAATAGTCTTTAATGCATCTTCTGCAGTCTTAGCAAACTTAAGAGTAGTCTCATCTACCTTAATAGCAAATAATGTAGACGGAAGAAGAGTGGTAGTACCAATACCTGTAATCGTGGTTGTGGCAATTCCAATAGGAGTATTAGTACCAAAAGCGTAGGTAACTTCTTCACCACTTACAAAGAAGTGCTCTGGAATTGTAACACTGTTCGCTGTTAAGTCTACTACACTAGAATCACTACCATCAAATTCTCTTGCAAATATATTTCTTCCATCATGTGTTAAATTAAATGCTCTAAGAACATCAATCTCAGTTCCTTCATACTCACCAAATCCAGCTCTAATTGATGCATTATTAAGATCAATCTCATCTACTGAAGTAATAGCAGAGTTTTGTGCGGCAATCTGCAAACTCATCTGGAAAACACGAACCTGAACATGAGAACCTGCATTAGGGGTATAATAAAGATTTACATAATTGGAGGAAACGGCTGCACCAACCGTTCCCAAACCTGCAACACTTGTAATATTTCCATATTCAGTTATATACGTTTCTGAACTATCATTCAACACTATAACCTCAGACATCTCATATCGACTATTAGTTACATCCTCTACACTTAGGATATAGTAAGCAGCATTATGATCATTAGTTTCCTCAGTGTTGTTGATATCATACTGAGCAATAACATTTTCGGTAGGAGAACCAGAGGCATTAATAGACGTATAAGTAGAGTCTATAAAAGCAAGATCTTCATCTCCACTACCAAGGAATTGTGTTCCGATTCCTGTGCTACCTGAAGCAGTGTCTGCTATGGAAACTCTTATTGTATCTACCGATGCTGCTATACCTGTATGAGGAACAAACTGGACAATTATATCTCCCGTGGCCATTGATGCCGTATATGTACCAAGACCAGCACCTCCACCAGTGGAATCATTATTAGTTGCTAATTGTCCATATTCTAAAAGATCAACATTGGTTCCATCATGAAGGATACTAAGTTCATCATATTCCATTCTTCCATTATCACCATTAACCATAACAAGAACTTTGGAACTTCTATATGTGGATGCAATTCCAACAATTGTAGTAGCAGTTCCTGTAGGGACAGCAGTTTGAGTAGAATTAATATTAATGAAATTACCAAGAGTGGTTGATCCAATACCTGTAGTATTAGCAAAACCAATTATATCAAAACTAGCTGCAGTAATATTGTAATTATTAACACTATACTTCGTTGGATAAAATAGAAGTTGACCATTATTACCACTTACAGTAAAATCAAAACTTCCTAAATCAAGAACTGACTCCACTCTTCCATAGTTATTAATATAACCCATTGATCCATTCTGTAAAAGAGTGACAATACTGACCTGACGTTCTCCAGTAAAAGTTTTATCCTTAACGAGAGTAACAAATTTCTTAGATCTTTGTGTAATAGAAAATTCAGTTGCAACAGAGAACCTTGTAGGTCTAGGATCACTATTAAAGGAAGTACTAAAATCATCAATAGTCAATACTCTATTACCAACTGATTCATAATAATCAGTTAAAACTTTAGAATTAAAATAGATTTGATTTGATAAGTTTTCAGTATCACTAATATTCAAAGAATTTTCTGTAACCAAATCAAAGCTGGGATAACAATTTACATCAACTACTCCAATAGCATCAATAAAGGCCACCAAATCACTATCTTTTGCAATAATAGAAGCTTGATTAGCATCTGTAGATTCTACTAATAAATCACTAAATTTCAAGAATCCACTAGGATGGTTTAATTTAGTAACTGCATCATCCCACGTATCTAAAGATACTTTAGATTTTAATGAATAAGAGAAGTTTTGATAATAGAAATTATCAGGCAATCTTTGAAGAGTATCATTAAGGAACCCTGTCTCTCTTTGCCATCCTTTTTTAACTACTGATCCCGCATCAATATTAATAGACGATTCAAAATTAATTTTAGACTCTATAGTTCCTTCAGTTCTAGAAGTCGTACCTTCAATTAAATCTCCAACATCAAACTCATCAGATGAAGATATTTTTAAACTTTCATTTTTATTATCCCAACTTTCAACCTTTCCAACTTTATTTCCTGCTTTGACCTGTTCACCTTCAATGAAATTATTCTTTTGAAGTTTAACATCAAATTGAGGGAAATATTTTTGAGGGATAATTACTCCCGCAGAGTTCAAAACATCTTGATTACCAGGATATGCATTCTCTGGTAAAAGTCCAGCCAAACTGTAAGTAACAAATCCAACATTAGTTCCTCCAAGAGGAATATTAACATCAGTTAAAGTAAAGAGGGAAAATTCATACTTAGAAGAATTATATCCATATCCTGTAGTACCCACACCAACACTTACGTTTTCAATTAAAACTTTATCACCTACAGCAAATGGAGATTCATCACTAAATGCAGTATTTAAACCAATGGTTACATCTTGAGTGCTAGAGTCATAAGTGATTGTATTAATCCCAATTCCATTTACATTACCTGTAGGTATAATCGTAGGAGATGTATTATACATTCCCTTTGTATTCTTTAAAATAGTGACTCGCTGATCACCAATATGATATTCCAAATCAACATCTTTTACTTGCTTACCAGTAAAGCCATCAAGAACTATCAAGTTAGGTGCTATACTATAATTCTTACCAGCAGAACTAATTCCAATCGACTCAAAAGATGTTAATGATTCAATTTTTAATATTTCAGGAAGATTAGCAATAGGTCTTATTGTATTATCAGCAGAATAATTAAATCCAATATTTTCAATTTGAGTGGAAAGTATTTTACCAATACTAGTGCTAGATGGTTCTAAAATAGAGTCAGTTCCCACACCAGTAACAATAGAAGAAACTCCAACTATTTCATTATAACCACTTCCTTTATATTTTACGGTGATATCAGCAATCGCACCATATGCAGTGCTAGAATCTGTTGTATATTCTAGTAATGATTCGGATTCACTATAAGAAGGTCTTTCAGGACGCTTTGATAAATTATAGCTAAATGTCGTAGTAGTTCCTATTCCTATTACTTCAAAAGTTCCTGAGTATAAACTATCTTCGATACCAATTTGATTATATCCTTCTATCTCTTTATCAATAACAATTCCTTTTTTACTTTCTGTAATTAAAGTTTCGTTAATAGGGGTAAACTTATAATATAATATTTTGGGTAAATCTTTATTAACACTTAATGTTAATGATGCATTTGTACTAATACCAACTTTTCCTGTTTTTGATACTTCAAAAGTGGTGGTAGAAGATGTAGAATAAAACTCATTTTCAAATTTTATATCAGTATAAAGATTAAGATCAAAAGCAGAATAAGAAGTTATACCAACAAAACTAGCCAATGAAGGGTCTGATAAATCAAACCTTACACTATTGTTTTTATAAAGATTAGTTAAAGGGTTAATAGGAGATAAAGTTCCAGCAGATGCAGAAGTTATATTTACAACTTCAGGTTCAAATTGTTGAGATTGATATCTACTCAAACATAATTTTACTTTATTAGTAGAATATCTAAAGATATAATACATTTTCTCATCTTCCAATCCACCTGATGCAGATGTAGCCGTGTGAATTACCTTATCCCCAGTATTCAATCCATGATTTGTAATTTCAATTGTATTAGCACTAGTATCAACATTACCTGCTACAAATGACTTTGGATCAAATACTATTCTTCTATTAAAGTCATTATACTTAACTGTAACTGTAGTGCCAATTCCAGGTTGAACATCAATAGTTACATTATCTTTAAATTTCAATCCATGTGTAGAAGCAGTAGCAACAGTAACGGTAGTCTTATGAGCCTCTGCATTAACTACATTATTCTTGACTGTTTTAAAACTATGGTATACTCCTGTACCAATTCCTGTCAATCTCAATAATCCTCTATTGACAGTGGTGCTCGCAATACCTACAAATGTACCAGTGCTTCCAATACCCACTTGGAATGTTTGAATTCCAACTAAATCCTGAGATATTTTTCCAATATACAAAGGAGCATCAGTGGGAAGATTATATAATGTAATACCATCCGTAGAGACACCTATGGGATCACCAGTATTAGTTTTATAGTTAACAATATCTCCACTCTTTAATCCATGATTAGGAAGATAAATTGCTTCTGTTTGAATGAAGATTTGAGTGATACCTGCACCAGGATTGGAGAATGAAATAGTAGTTCCAATACCTACACCAGTAAGAGATCCAATACCTAATGCTTCCTTTGGTTCAAAATAAATTTCCTTATTTAATTCAAATTTTACATCATTTTCAGGAGATGCTTTAAAGGTAAATTTTCTAGAATCTTCAGTTATTACAGATCCTGCAGTATGAGCACTTCCCATCGTGCTTTCTTGAGCTCTAAGAACTCTTAATCTAGAATTAGATC